TTACGGATTCAGAGGGTTCTCAAGCGTGTCGAAAATCCCGGCGGCGGCGAACGCCTGCCGCCAGGACGTGGGATGCTCGCCGTGGATGACGAGGTCGCCCACGTGCTTGATTTCGAGGATTTGCCGAACGCCGCGCTCGATGCGTACCCCCCCCCTCGGCCCGAGGTGAGCGGTGGCAATGGCGGCGGCCTCGCGCTTGGTGAGGGGCTTTCGTGCTTTCATCGCAGGTTGTTTTTGAGGTTCTTAATGAAGTGATCCGCGCGCGCCTTCGGGTCCAGGCCGCGAGCCTGCTCCAGTTGCTGGCGCAGCTCGACGCGCTTCTGCACGCGGTAGTCTTCGATGCTCATCCCGAAGTGCTTGCTGGCGCAGCCCGAGCACAGCCACAGGCCACAATAGAGGCAGCGGTACAGATAAATCACCGGGTACGCATCCCCGCACCCGCCGCAGGCGACCGACTCCGGGTGATGGTGGACCGCTTCCCACTGCTCCTGGAGCAGGCAGGCCGCATCATCATTCCGGTTCATGTAATGATGATTGACGTAGTCCTCCTGCAGCTCGCGCATGATCCGCGCGTAGTCTTCACCGGTGTGCTCCCAGTATTGTCCGTTGAACTCAGGCATTGCTCTCAGGCTCAAAGAGCCGGGCGAACCGGCTCGGGGTGTAGTGGGTGATGACGGCCCCGGTCGCCGGGTCGATGACTTCCCAGTCGCCGGGGGCGGCCAGGGTCAACTGCCGGATGTGCGCGCCGCCGTAGCGTTGCACGACGGGCCGGGTGACCTGCCGCGCGAGCACGCGCCCGCCCAGGCCGGGACCGCGTCTGCGGTAGGCGGCCGGGGCGGCGGGCTCGGGGGATTGAGGAGTGCTCATGAATCAGGCAAGCGGGAGCTTGTTGTCAGTCGTGACGAGGAGGATCGGCTCCTTCGTTTTGATCCAGACGTTGTTCTCCTTCGTGAACTTCGCGGTGACGACCTCACAGGTTTCCCCGATGGACTGGACCGGAATGCGGCGGCCACGGGGCGAGGCGTTGTAGGCGTAGGCGGATTTGATCAGCCGCTCGTTGGCGACGTAGGGGCTGTCCTCCTCGGGGATTTGCAGCACCCATCCGGTCAGGTTCAGCCCGGCCAGTTTGCCCTCGGGGTCAGAGACCATCATGACGAACTGCTTTTTGATGGCCGGTGGCTTGTCCTGGTCATCGACCATCGCGGCCACCTCCGTGTTGATGTCCTCAATGATCTGCGCGGTCTGGCGCACATCCAGCTCGTTACGCTGGAGGACGAGTTTGACGAGTTCTAGATCTACTTTCGGCATGGTATCGGGATTGGTTACGGAGTGGCTTACGCCTCCCCTTTGTTGATAATGAAGAACCGCTCGCCGCCCTCGTACTTGAGGCCAAGCTCGCGGAGCGTTTCGGCGCTCTGGCGCTCGAGGACTTCCTTGTCGGGCTCTTCGCGCACGCGCAGGAAGGAACGCCAGCATCGCTCTTTGATCTTGGCGGTGACCTTTTCCCAGGTGACCTTGCTCCGGGTCTTGAGTGTCGGCGGGACCGTCCGCCAGCCGTACACGGCGAGGGCCGTGGCCGACGTGCGTTCCTTCCCACCGGCGAAGAGCCGCTCGCGGTGCTTGTCGGCGTAGGTGGCGCAACGGCCACTGCCCGCCTTGATCTCCGCCTCGACCGATTTGATCTGCGCGTCGAAGCGGGCGTTGAGGGCATCCTGGGCAGCGGCACGCTCCGCTTCCAGTTGCGCCTTGTCCGTCACCAGCGCGGCCACCGTATCCAGCTCCTGTTCAAATTCCAGGTCGTTGGCGATGGCCGCGCGGCGGCGGGGTTTGGATGTCGTGGTGGTTTTCATATTAATAGAGATAGAAGAAGCGTTGCGCGCCCGTGCAGGGCACGAAGGGCACGGCCCGGACGTTCTCCAGGACAAAGCCGTAGCGGCCTTCGAACCACGGCGAGGAGTGATCCTCGACGCAGGCGACGAGGTCGGCCACGCCGACCACACCGCCCCGGTCCATGTCCTGGAGCGACGGCATGCGCCGTCCCCTGTACCTATCCGGCCCATAGGACACGGCATAGATGGCATCGAGGACGCCCCCTTCGTATTCCTTTGCCGTGCAACCTTTCGCCGCATGGATGAAGAACCGCCCCCGGAATTTCGTCGGCCAGCTGCGGTTCTCGATGTGTTTGCCCAGGTGGAGGATGGCCCAGGCCCACGGCTGCCGGATCGACAGCGCGGGGCAAGGGCCATGCTCGGCCACCAGGCGTTCAAGTGCGGGGTCACTCATGGCTCAGTCTTTCCACCCGAGGGTTTCTTTTCGTAGCTCCACCAGATCGCGCTTTGTCAGGGTAGAAAAAGCCTCGGTCAGCAGGTTGAAGCTTTCCGAGCCCGCACCCATGATATGCCGCAATTTCTCATTCCGGTATATCTGACGAAGAACATGGACTATGGCTTGCTTGGCCTGATCCTCTGCGGACAGACCATCCATTGATTTGACTTCCAATAATGGGTCCATGGCTCAGTCGTTTTTCGGGGTTGGCGGCCACGGCATCGGGCACGGGTCCAGGTGCATCCAGTGGGTGATGTCCAGCGTGCGGGCAACGCCCGACTCTTCGAGCCAGCGCCCTTCCACGCGCTTGACGAACCACTGTGTATCCGTCTCGGCATTACAGCCGATGACGAGGATGTCGTCATCGGGCAGACCGTCTCTGCACGCTGTCCAGGGGCTTTCCTCATCGGGATGGAGGACGTCCCACAGTTCCTCGACGGCCTTGTCCAGGGCCTCCTGCGCGGCGGTGTCGATCTCCCCCTGGCTCCAGTCGATCACCGCGAGCGCCGAGGCGCGGCTGGCGGCGGGATCGGTCAGCAGGTCGATAGGGATGCGCACATTGAGCAGCTCGACGGTCACGCGCAGCAGTTGCTCATGCGGGCGCATTTCCCGCCGCATCCCGGTCTCCGTATCGGTGACGGTGATCTTGCCGCCGTCCTGGGCATCCGCCTGCCCTTCAAGGATACCCGATTCGATGCCTTTCGCCAGGGCGTCCAGCGAGACCAGTTGCCCGCGCAGGGTGGAAATGCCTTCCCTGAGCACGGCGACCTCTCGCTCGTCCTTCGGGGAATCCCACTCTTTGCCGTCCTGGGCGCGGCTGCCGTCTTCCATCGCGTCAGTCAGCTCCTCGAGCAGATCGAGGAACCCGTTCGGTAGTTTGATGAGGTGGCTCATGGCTACTTGCCCTCGCGCTGGTTGATGAGCTTCTCCATCTCGTTTGCGATGAAGTTGCTGCGGTTGCGGTTTTCCTCCTCGGCCAACTGGTCGATGCGGTCCACCAGGTTCTGAGGCAGGCTGATGGAGATTTGGGTCTTTCCGGGCGCGCGCCCGTGGTTGCTACGATTTTTATGAGACATGATTTATCCTTGGTTGCGTTGTTATTGGGAAAGTCAGTTTAGGTCGTTCAGGGCGGCCTCGCAGGCGGCGCGGATCACCTGCAGGCGTGCCGCGAACTCGGGGTCTTTGTCAGCGTAGCCGGGGATGACCCTGGCCGCGTACATGGCCGTGGTCCGGTCGCGTTCCCACCACGCGGCGATCAACCCATACGGGGCGTGGGTCAGTTCGCGGCACAGGTACATGGCGACCAGGCGGGGGATCGCGATGTCGGAGACGCGGACGGGGGCCATGATGACATCCACGTCCATGCCCACCTCCGCGCACACGACCGCGCGGATCGTGGCCATCTTCTCCTGGACGGCGTTTTGGTTGATCGCCCAGCTATAGCTGGGACGGCAGGGGTCGAGGGTTCTGGCCAGCGACTTCATTCCGCGCCCCTTTCCGCTTCGGCGGCCACGGCCTGGGGGTGGCGACCGAGCCCGTTGAGCGCGGAGACATCCCCGCGCTCAACCCCGCCCCGGTCGAAGTCTGCCGCCAGCACCGGCCGGATGGCCGCGAAGGCCGCCCGCACGTCGGCGGTGTGGATGAGGATGCGCTCCTGGGGGCAACGGGCGGTCCGCTTCCCCCCCGCGTCCGGGCCGCTGATGCGCCCCTTCACTGCCCACCTCCGCTCAGGAGCTTGGCGAGGAAGCCAATGCCGGACTCGATCATGATCATGACGAGGGAGATGGCGACAGCCAGCACGACCACGTTCCCGGCGCTCAGCTTCACGCGTACCTCGTCGCACTTCCTGGCCGCATCGTACCCGCTAAACCACGCATCCCGAAACAGGGGTGTCTGGAAAGGATTGCTGTTGCGGCGGATGCCGTTGTCAGCGGCGATCGCGCCACACTCACGGGCGTGCTCCAGGGGGTTCTTCTGTGTGTTGTTCGTATCCATGGCGCTCAGTTGTTGGAGGGTTTGTTGGCCCGGGTGATCCGGTGTTTGGCCAGGGCGGCGTGAAGCTCCGGCAGCGTGTCCTCCCGGGCGATGGTGATGATGGAGGAAGCCCCTTTGTCCGTATGCACGGAGAGAGTCACAGCCCAGTCGTTGCCATCGCTCATGAGGTTGATGATGGGTGTTCCGCCAGCGAGTTCAGGCGCGGCCTTGGCGTGTGCCAGGAGGTGCTTTATGATGTCGTAAACCCCCAGCATGGCGACGGCCTCAGCCTTCGGTAGCTCGATGCGGTGAGAATAAATGTGCGTTCCCATGGCTCAGGCGGTGATGGAGGTGAGCAGGTCGTAGGTGAGCGGCACGCCTTCGGCGTGCGCGAGTCGGACGGCCTTCTGCAGGCGGTTGTAGAGGATGCGGATGCGCCCGCGTCGGCGGGTCATCTCCTCCAGCTGCTTGCCGTAGCTGTCGGCATCCACCAGCCCGAAGGTCCGGGCGGCCAGCAGGCAGTCCGCGCGGCAGGGCCACTCGTCCAGGATGAGGAACTCCTCCGCGCCGCCACACCGGCCTTCGAGCTGCTCGAAGTACCCCTGGTCCGCGTCGGCCTTGAAGTTGTTCAGGAAGTCCACCGTGCAGGTCAGGATGACGGTGCAGCCCGTGTTGTCCTGGAGCTTCTGCAGGTAGTCGAAGATCGGCTGGCGCCAGCCCTGTTCTTTGCGGTACAGCCGCTGGATGTTCTCCACGATGATCGTGCGGTTTTCATTCACGGACTCGCTGATGCGCAGTTCCTTCGTCGCCCGGCTGGCCTGCTTGGGGCAGCCATAGCACCCGGCCAGGTCCGTCAGAAATTCGCTCATGACGGGCCGCGAAGGGCTGTCCACATATGCGACCTTCTGCGGGTAGAGGGACTCGTAATGTTTCGTGCAGGCGCTCTTCTGCATCCCGGTCGCACCGACCACCAGCCCGAAGCGGCAGACCGCGCCCGGCACGCGCCGCACGTCGATGTAGTCGCGTATCTGGTGCCAGACCGTGCTTTCGCAGAAGGGCACCCGGCCCGCCCGGGCCGAGGTCTCGGCGTCCCCCTGCAGGGCCTCGACCGTGGACAGGAGGTTCTGCAGCATGTCGTCGCCGCCGGTGGCGAAGGGATAGGTGAAGTTGAGCACCTTCGTGAAGTACGTGTGCGAGCAGGTGCGCGAGAGCCCGAGCGCCTTGCACTTGGCCTCCAGCACGCGCAGGTCGCGCTTGCACTCCTCCCGGGTGTAGGTCGCCAGCCAGTGGACGGCCTCGCGGATCGCCTCCGGGTAGATGGCCAGGCGCGGCAGGATGTGGTCGTCGCGCAGGATGACCTGCTTCTTCGAGTTTTCCGCCCGGTGATTGGGCTTGCCCCCGCCGTCGGCGGGCGCTGCTGTGGTCTGTGACATACGATATCCTTGTGTGTTGTTAAGGGGGTCCGGGGCGCTGCTACGCACCGGGCCTCGTTGTTTGTGAAAGGGTCAGTCGATCAGGTCGCGGGCGATGGCTGCCGCGCTGGCCGTGCGCCGGGCACGCTCGGCATTTGCCGCCGGGTCCGGCTTGCGCGTGAAGGGGCTGTCTCCGCGCGGACGCTTCGGGGCCGGGCGTTCCTTCGCGTTGCGCATGCCTTGAGCCAGGGAGACGGCGTTCGTGAGCACGGCTTCGTTGTGCTCGCGCATGGCGGCGTGGGCCTCCTCGGTCGGGGTGAGGTAGGCGCGCACGTGGTCCAGCTCGGCCTCGCGCTCGCGGTGGACCTCGCCCGCCGCCCGCAGGATGGCCTTCGGGTCGGTCATGTCGATGGCCCGTTCGCGCGTCAGCGAGCAGAGGTAACTGCCGTCCGTTGCGTCCGTCAGGTGCGCGGTCGAGAGATCGGCGTCCAGGTAAAGCAGGACGCCTTTCTCACGGCCCTCGTACTCTTCCAGCCCCTCATCGTCGGGGAGCTTAAAGCGCAGGGGCTCCGTGCTCAGGTTCGCCGCCTGGATGCTGATGCGTCCGCCGCTTACTGTGGCCAGCCGCTTTTCCAGGTACAGGGGCAGCAGGGCCGCTTCCGGCAGCCGCTCAAAGTCGGCCATGTGGGGCGAGAGCAGGCGCTGCAGCCGCTCGGCGGGAGCCTCCATGCGGGTGTGCAGGTCGATCCCGGTGCGCGCCTCGGGCGGGAGCGCGTTCAGCTCCTCCAGCGTGCGCCACTGCCCGGCGGCGTCGCGCCATTCAAAGACCTGGTCAAAACCCTGCAGCTTGTGGTTGATGCGCCAGTTCAGGGCATGGACCATTTCACCGACATAACCGTTGACCTCGTCCACGGTCAGGATCGGCAGGCGCAGCTGCGTGAACAGCGGGTGCGCGGGGTCGAGTGGTCCGGGCACGAGCTTCTGAGCGCGGGCGACGATGTCGCGAGTGTACTTGATGCGGGCGGGCAGGTCGCCCCGGGACAGGTCGTAGCGGCGCCCGGTCGTGGCGGGCAGGTGGTTCAGGGAGGTGTGGATGCGGTGGATAAGAGACTCCATCCAGCCTTTCACCTGGGGCATCCCCCACTCCTCTCCGAAACCCGACTTGAGCAGCGTGCCCCGGCCCTTGCCCGTGGACTCCAGGTCGAAGCGCCCGGCCAGCAGCGTGAGCAGCGCGACCTCGTCCGCCTGGTCCAGCTTCGCCGTGCCCCCTTCGCACAGCAGCGTCATCGGCCAGGGCGGCAGGCCGGTGCGGCGCAGGGTGTGCAGCACGATGTGCCGCACGTCGCTCCCGTTGATCGACATTTTTGTATCCGCCTTGCGGCCCAGCTCGGTGTCCTCGCCCCGCGTGGCCGCGCCCTTCAGCCCGTAGGCCAGGATGTACCCGGTCGCCACATCAATCACGAAGAGCGCCTCCACGTACACGATCTGCCACCGGCCATCGACGAACATCAGCGCCTGCAGGTCGAGCCGCACGTCGTCCATCGTCAGCAGTTGAAAGGGCAGCAAGCGCGAACGGTCGCGCCGCAACTGCGCGGAGAAGTGGTTCGCGCTCCGGCTGATGTGCCCCTGCGCCGCCCGCTTGTGCTCGGCCTTCGGCAGCGCCTTGTTGATCACGGTGAGGAGGTTTTTGTAAGACCACCCGCGCGGACGCTCGGCGGCGAGCAGGAAGTCCCGGTAAGGCCGGGGCAGGTGCCGGGCCGCGTACCACTCGTCCGCCGAGCCGTAGCCGGGGATAGGCTTGTTCTGGAGCCAGTCCCGATAAAGGCGCTCGACCACGCCCTTGAAAGCGTCCTTCTCGCGCGTGGTCTGCGCGAACTCGTTCACCAGGTACTCCACGAATGCCTCCGGCAGCCCGCCCCCGCCGTTCGTCCAGCGGGCCAGCAGGCAGCGCCAGTCATAGGGTTCGTAGTAGGGGCCGCTCGGGCGGCCCTGCGCGTCCTCCTTCTGCCCGCCCTTCGTGTACAGGCAGTACTTGCGGTAGAGGGTTTTCCACGAGCAGGCCGTCTCCCGGGCCAGCTTTTTGCAGGCGGCGATCTTCCGGTCCGCCCGGTCGATCACTGTGATCAGCGTCAGCAGGTTCCTCACCTCGATCCGCACCTTGATCGGCTGCATCAGGAAGTCCCGCGCATCCGCCGTGGGGATGGAGAACCCCAGCAGGCGGGCGTCCGGCACGGCCAGCGGCGCGGCAGGCGCGGACAGGGAGGTCTCGGCGGCGGGGACAAGGGAGAGGTCGGAGATCATAGCAGGTTACGAATTTAGGAATTTTTGAATCTGTGAATTTACCGCTTCGCCTTCGCGGCGCTGGCCCGGATGGCCATCTCGCGCTCGCGCAGCACGCGGCATTCGGCCACCAGCGCCGTGCGCATGGCGCGGATTTCCTCCGCCGCCAGGAGCGGGTCGCTGTCCACCGCGCTGTAGAACTCCTGATCATCCACCGTCTCGCGCACGGCGGCCAGCGCGTGGGTGTACCCGTCCCGCAGCTTCGCCCAAAAATCGAGCTGCTCGCGGACCGCGCCCCCGCCCCCGCCCGGCTTGCCGCTCCCCTTCGTCGGGGCCGGGGCGGCGGGCGTCAGCTCCGCTTCCAGGTCTTTGGCAATGCGACCTACTGCCGAGCGGTCGCATCGGCAAATTTCCGCGATGTGCTCAAAACTAAAGCGCTGGCTGTTAGGTAGTTTTGAAATTTTGGGGAATTTCCCCTTTTCCCTATCTACTGCGAAGTAGTGGTTAAGCAGAGCCACCTTGACCGCCTTGCGGATGTCCTTGCGGGTGCGCGGCTTGGTGTTCTGGTCGGCGTTCGCTCCGTAGGCGTACAGGAGCGCGGCGGCGCGTCCGCCCCCGGGGGCCGTCACCGGCACGCGGGCGCCTTCGCCCCGGGCCAGGCGGTAGGCCCCGCCCCGGTGAAAGCCGTCCGCCACGTAGTAGCGGGGCAGGTCCGCCCCCAGATAGGCCGGGTCGCCCTCGGCCGCCACGAAGACCATCAGCGGTGTCAGCTCGGCCTTCTCGTCCTCGCGCAGGATGTCGGCCAGGTTCTGCGTGTGGGCCTGGTCCACGTCCCCGTCCCGCATCTGCAGGGCCGGGTCGAAGACCAGCTCGTTATACGGCACCGTCAGCGGCGTGTCCACCGGGGCCGGTGTCGGTGCCTTCCGGGCGGTCTTCTTCTTGGGAGAGGGTGTTTTAGGCTTTGCCATAGTGGGAGTCGGGTTAAGAGTGGGTGACATCATGGAGTGGAGTATCCTTGCCGCCGTCGTGAGCGCCCTGTGCGCTGCAGTCAGCGTGGCCGTCAACGTTTGGCAGTACCGTCGGGACACTGCGAATCGGCGGGCGGAAGCTCATCGGGAAAAGCCAAGACTTATCATACCCGTCGAGCCCGATATCATCTCGCCCGTCCTCACGGTCGAGAACGTGAACGCTCTCGATGACATTGACCGGATAATACTCTCGTATGTCTCTCCGAAGGCAGTCGTCGGGGCAGAAAAGAATCCGCACATTATCATGGTCGTCGCGAATGCGGGCCGCGAGGTAGAGTCCATCCATGGCGAACTCGATGGTGAGCCGGTCACCTTCCTTGAGATGAGGCCGAACGGACACCAGGGGTTTATGCTCATCTACCGGTATGACCCGGCGAAACAGGGCAAGCCGTCTACGCTTGTGCTTCGCACGCGCCAGGTGTCGGGATGGGACTACAGTCAGCGATACGAGGTCGGCTATGGTGAATGGAGGCTTGCCCTTCAGCACACGCAGGTACTGCGCAACCCAGATCGCAGCATTGACTTCTAGCGCGTTGGGGTACCAGCGGCCCCGGCAAAGTTCCGCCTTGGCCTTCCGTAGGCACTCGCAGGTGAACCTGCTCAGCGGGCAGCGCCGGAAGTTCGGAGTGGAGGCAGAGGCGAGGTGGCCCCATAGCCCCGAAATGAGGCGAATGTCGTCTGTCGTGCTCATGCGCCTTCGCCGTAGGTGTTGCAGGTTTCGCGGGGGGTGGACTCCAAATCGAAGCGGCCCTTGAAGAGGCTCACGGCGGCGGCTTCATCCTCCTCGCGCAGGCGGGCCGTGCCGCATTCGCAGACAACAGCGTCGAGCGGGCTCTTGGGGACGCCACAGGTCACCGCCCGGGGGCCTTGCCCGTCTGCGATCCGGACGGCATCGAGCGTGCTCCCGGCGTAGCCGCTCACGTGGTAGACGATCAGCTTCCTGACGCACTCCATGTTCACGTAGTCGAGTGCCGGGCCGCTGAAGAGGGCGTACAACGCCTCCAGGGCGCTGCGCCCGGCCTCGCTGCACCGCAGGTACTGGGCGCGGCGCTCAATGTCGGCAATGGCGTTGTCTGTCTGTGCTTCCTTCATCTTTGTGTCCTCTGTGTTCTTTGTGGTTAATAAAATGGGTTACGAATGCCCCTGGCGCAGTTGCTTCGCCGCCTCCGCATGAACGGCGGCCAGGAGCGGACGGGGAAGCCGGGCCAGCGCCCGGGCGAACTGGTCGGCCAGGAGCGCGTCATCCAGCCCGGTGCTGTGGCTGACCAGGAAGGCCCGCGCCACCTCGATCGGGATGCGCGTGTGCAGGTTGGTGGCCGTGCCCCGGCCCGGCACCTGAAACGCCCCCAGCCGTCCCGACTCGATCGCCGAGAGGATGTGCCGCGCCGAGTACCCGCACGCCCCCGCCAGCTCCTTCGCCGTCACATGGGACCGCGCCGGTAGCAGGAAATCCAGGTAAGCTGTGCGGTCGGAGGGCATCTTAGTTGGCTGCCTTTTTCAGGATGCGCGGATTATCCAATTCCTCCAGAATGAGGGCGCGGATGCCTTCCGACAGGGATATCCCGCGCTCATTGTAAAAGGACTGCTTGGCCTGCTTTACCAGGTCGTGCGGAAGGTAGATATTGACGGGTTGCCCACGTCGGCCTGTGCGAGGTCTGCCTCTTGCGTTCATGCTCATATTAATGGGCATTAAAATATCCACATCAAGAAAAAAGTTGCGACGGATATTTTTATGCGCATTAATTCGCAAATGGCTCGGCCTAGGCAAAAGGTAACAAAGCAGAAGCTACATCTGACGATGGACCCGTCGTTGTTAGAACGGGCGACCGAGTATGCTTACGAAGCCGGATACAGCTTGTCCGGGCTTGTGGAGGTGCTGCTTCGTCAGAGACTGGAGGCAAAGGAACTTGCCCAATCCATTCGAGATGGCAGTTACGAAGAAGACCAATCCAAGCGTATTAAGGCCATTGAAAAAGTCCTGAAGGTTATTGAGGGCGACCCGAACGGTCCGCCGGGGGCTCATGGGCCTGGAAAAAGAGCCCGCAATGCGGGCTCTGGTGGGGTGGCCTGACTCACTGCCAGTCCGGGGGCGAATACTTCGCCGGGGGAGGGAAGCCCTCGCGTATCCAGTGCAGGACGTGCCACTCACGTTCTCCCAGCAGTAGCCTGCATAACAACCGCAACCGCTCGCTGTCTTCTCCGGCCTGCACATAGGCATTCCGCCATGGGTCCGGGTGTGTGAATGGAACTATTTTAGGATGGTTATCTTTGATATCCATCCGCCCTTAAATAAGGGATGGGAAAATATATGAGCGGGCAATTTATTCGCTCTTGTACCCGTAGGATTCAACCAGGCGAGTATCTATTATTGTTTCCCCGCGCATGAAGAACAACCACCGCGAATCATAGAGGGTTCCGTCCGGGTTGCGTGCAGAGAATGCGACAGAGACTTGCCAGCCCTTTACCTCCTCTCCGTCCTTTTCCCAGGTGGCTTTTTTAGGGCCCCACCAATCGAAGGGAGCAACACCCTCGACGTTGTGCCGTAACCACTGATCCAAGCTGTAGACTTCTCCCGTCAACGGGCTGCGCTCTGGTGCCGGGCCATAGACGGGATCAATGGCGGCTTGGGCCTTTGCCCTGGCCTCGGCCTGGGCCTTGCGTTCGGCGGCGGCCTGCTTTTCTTCGTGGTTGGCACCCACGACAATGACGGTGATGAGGACGGCGAAGAAAAGGACAACGCCGCCCATGACGCGGAAGAACCCGCCGATAGTCTTTTGTGCGACACTCATAGGTTGGGATTTTTAATCATAGTAAGTCCATCCCGCCGCCGCACACCAGCCCAAATCTTCCGGCTCGCTTTTTTTCGGGTAGGCGACTAAGACTCGATGCGCCCCGGGCGGGCAGGCCCGTGAGGGCGTGAGCGGTTGGAACGGTTCGCTCCGTTGGCCCCCTTCGCCCCGAAATTTGGCGGGCGTTTTTTTATTTGGTATTCTCGGGGCATGTCAGCACCCGACGCCTCCCTTCTTCGCCGCGCCAGCCCCGGCTACCGCCGCGCGGTCAGCGCCAGCGCCACACCCACGGGCTGCGGGGTCGGGGTGGCCGGGTACGCGGCGGGCGACCTGCAGCGCCATCCCGCTTGCCCCACGATCCCCGTGCGCCTGCTCCTGGTCACCGGCGAGGCGATCGACGTGCGCCTCCCCGTGGCCATCGCCCGTTCCCTCGCCGCCGACCTGCTCCAGCGCGTCCCCCCTTTTTCCGCCCACACCAGCGAAGCGACAAAAGTAGACATAGCGGCCGGGAATGGTCCGTGACGCGCCGGGGTGCTTTCTTCCCCCGGCCCGGAATCTGAGGCTGGAGCGTCGGCCAGCCTGAACCGTTCCTCCGACGCACGTCTTTTCCCGTATCCAAAACTCAATACAAACACCATGAAAAAGCTCATAGCAATCCTTGGGCTGGCCTGCGCCACCCTCTTCTTCACCGGGTGCGACCCGGACGACAACGCCGTCGGGCGTTTCCTCTACGACACCTCGGGTGGCGTTTACCAGGTCAGCGACCAGCATGGCAACTCCCTCCGCTTCACCGATGACCAGGCGCAGACCCTGATCTCCATGGATGAGGCCACGCGGGTCACCGCGCTGGAGGAAGTCTTCCGCACGCAGTTCCCGGCCTCCTACGGCGCAGGCAGCGCGGCCCCCGTCATCACGCCCACCGAGGTGGACGCGGGCGCGGTCACCGTCTCACCCGAAGCCCAGGCGGCCGCATCCGCGCTCAACTTCATTCCGGGTTGGGGCACATTGCTCAGTCTGGTCGCCACGGGCGCACTGACGATCAGCACGATCTTTTATAAGAAAAAGCTGACCACGGCGCAAAAGGTATCCAAGGCGCTCGTCGTCGGGGTGGATACCTTCCGCAATATCACCGCGCAGACCCCGCAGGGCGAGGCCATTGACGCTGTGCTGACAAAGGCGTTGAGGAAAGCCAAGGAAGCCGAGGGCGGCGCGGTGGTGGATGCGATCTCCGGCCTGATCGAGCAATACGAAACGCCGGACGTGCCCGCCGGAGGCATCGCCCTGGCTACCGCGACCACCGCCCCCACCAAGTAACCCCCTTCCGCCTGCCCTGCCCATGATGCCGCCACTTGCCGAAGTCACCATTCCGGTCACCGGAGAACAGGTCGCCGTCTGGCTGGCCTGCCTCTTCTTCCTCGTCGCCGGGATGAACCAGGTGCGGCGGCTCATGGGCCGGGACAAGCTCGACCAGCCCCTGCGCGTCGCCCTCGAAAAGGAGTTCACGCCGCGCGAGGAACACAACGCCCTCAAAGCCGACATGGACCGCCGCATGGAAAAGGCCAAGGAGTCCCGCGAAAAGATGCACGGCACCCTGACCAGCCATGAGGCGCGACTCTCGGCCATTGAGGTCACCAACACCCACCAGAACCAGCTTCTCCAGGACTTGAAGCGCTCCATCGACGGCACCAACACCCGCCTGGACCTCGTCCTGACCACGCTCAAAAAGCAGAACCATGAGTAAGACCGCCCGCCAGATCGTGGCCGAAAAGGCCCTCCTGCGCTGCCTCGAAGAGGCCGCCCCGTACCTCGTGAAGGAGGAGCACCTGCGCGACTCCGTCACCGAAGCCGTGCACCGGCTCTCCACCTCCGAGTTCGACGCCGCCCTGGCCGAGATCGACCGCGCCCGCCGCGCCGCCTGCATCGACGGCGAGACCGGCCGCCAGTGGCAGATTCTCGACGCGGGCATCCTCTGGCTGCGCACCCACTGATTTTCTCCGACCATGAGCCGCAAACCCCGAAGCGACGCCAAGCTGCGCAACCTCCCGCCCGAGCAGAAGACTGCCCTGGTCGATTGGCTGGTGGACGAGGGCGTGTCCTACAAGGAGGCCAAGAGCCGCCTGGAGGAGCGCTTCGGCGTGCGCACCAGTGACGGCGCCCTGGCCGACTTCTGGGCGCTGGAGTGCTACCAGCTGCGCTTCCGCAAGGCGCGCGGGTTCGCCGACCAGATCGTGGACACCATGCGCGAGGGCGAGGACGCCTTCGACGAGGCCACCCTGAAGGCGGTCGGCCAGCGGGCCTTCCAGCTCGCCGTGGCCAAGGAGGCCGACGTCAATGACCTGGCCACCCTCCTCAAGATCGTGGGCGACACCGCGAAGCTCAAGCTCCAGCGCGACAAGCTCGAACTGGATCTGCGCAAGGTCACCCTCCTGGAAAAGAAAGCCGCCTTCGTGGACGAGTTGAAAGCCCGTAGTGACGAGCGCGGCGGCCTCCAGCCCGAAGACCTCGCTGAACTGGAAAGGAAGCTCAAGCTGTTATGACCCGCCTCCTCCCAGCTCACGCCCGCGACTTCAAAGGCAAGGCCCGGAATATCCCGGCCGAGGAGTGCTTCATGCTCCCGTACCAGAAGCGCTGGATCGAGGACCGCTCGCTCCTGCGTGTCATGGAAAAGTCACGACGCGTGGGCATCTCCTATTCGACGGCTTACGACCTGGTGCGCCAGCACGCCGTGCGCGATCACCGGGTGGACACCTGGGTGAGCAGCCGAGACGACGCCACCGCCCGCGAGTTTCTGCGCGACTGCACGGCCTTTTCCGACCTGCTGAAAGCGGCCAGTGAAAAGCTGGGCTGGCGGGTGATGGATGAGCGTGAGGGCGGTGCCTACGTGCTGCGCTTTGCCAACCATACGCACATCAATTCGCTGTCCTCCAATCCCAACGTTTTCGCGGGCAAGGGCGGCAATGTGGTACTCGACGAGTTTGCCCTGCGCAATGAGCCGCGCGCGGTCTGGTCGATCGCGCAGAACACGATCGACTGGGGCGGTCGCCTTTCCGTCATCTCCACGCACCGGGGTTCGCAGAACTACTTCGCCAAACTTGTCTATGAGTACAAGTACGAGGGCAACCCGAAGGGCATCAGCCTGCACACGGTCACGTTGCAGGATGCGCTCGACCAGGGCTTCCTGTGGAAGCTCCAGCTCAAGTTGCCCGAGGGCGATCCGCGCCTGGAGATGGATGAGGCCGCCTATTTCGACTTTCAGCGGTCCCGGCAAAGCGACGAGGAGTCTTTCCTCCAGGAGATGATGTGCGTCCCGGCCGACGACGAGAGCGCCTTCCTGCCTTACGAGATGATCGACGGCTGCACCTATTTAGCCGGGGAATCCTGGGAACAGACCCTGGCCGAGTTGTCGCGTTGCCAGAATGACCTTTTCCTCGGGGTGGACGTAGGCCGCAGCAATGACCTCACCGTCATGTGGCTGCTGGAGCGCACGGGCGGGGTCTGCCTGACCCGCCGCCTCGTCACCCTCCAGAAAACCCCCTTCACCGAACAGGAAGCCTACCTGCACGATCTGCTGATGCTGCCGCGCCTGCGCCGTTGCTGCATCGACGCGACCGGACTGGGGATGCAGTTCACGGAGCGGGCGATGGAGCGTTACGGCTCCTACCGTGTCGAAGGGGTGCGCTTCACCGGGCCGGTCAAAGAGGCCCTGGCTTTCCCCCTGCGCAAAGCGTTTGAAGACCGCGCCCTGCGCATCCCGCGCTCCGACGCCATCACGGCGGACCTGCGTAAAGTCAGGAAAACCACCACCAGTGCCGGTAACATCCGCTTCACCGCCGAATCCGACGCCAGCGGCCACTCCGACCGTTTCTGGGCGCTTGCCCTGGCGGTCCACGCGGCAGCTCCCGCCACGCGCTTCGAGCCGACCTGGTTTGAGCCGGACCCGGACCAGGGCGGACGCGTCACCCGCCGCATCAACACCACCCTCATCGGATAACCCATGGAAACCGAGCAGACAGTTTTCGCCCCCGAACCCTCCGCCTTCGTGCCGCCCCTGCACCGCGACAGCCACCGCCGTCAGCGCGAGTTCTACAACCCGCTGCGCGGGCTGGACCTGGAGCGGGCCGTGCGCCTGCTGGAGGAGGCCGAGCGCGGGCGCACCGCCGACCTGCAGTGGCTCTACCGCATGGTCGAAAAGCGCGACTCGACCGTGAAGGGCCTCAAGCTGCGCCGCCTCACCGCCCTGCAGAAGCTCGACTGGGACATCAAGATTCCCTCGCGGCTGCCGCGCGGCATGACCCCGGCCATGGCGCAGGCCCAGGCCGACAGCCTGCGGGCCATGTACGACGAGATCGAGAACCTCCCCGCCGCGATCGAGCACATGGCGCTGGCCACCTTCCGGGGCTACGCCCACCTGGAGAAACACTACTACGCCAACAACCCGGCGCTGCCCGTCATCTGGCTGGAGCCGGTCGAGCAGTGGTTCATGGTGCGCCACCCGCGCACCTGGGAGTGGGTCTATGACGGCTCCGGCCAGGGCAACTACTCCTCGGGCACGCTCATCAGCCCCCGCCATTTCGTGACGCGCGAGCTGGACGATCCGGTCAACGAGATCGCCCTCATCGCCTACCTGCGCAAAAACCTTTCCCAGAAAGACTGGGACGCTTTTGTCGAGGACTTCGGCATCCCCTCCATCTTCGGCGTCCTCTCGCAGAACACCCCGCCCGACCAGGTGAAGGCTTGGCTGGAGATCATGAACAAGGTCACCGGCAACAGCCGGGGCGCGCTGCCCCCCGGCTCGGACATCAAGTCCGTCGCGCTCGGCTCCCAGGGCGATGTGCCCTTCAAGGCGCACAAGGAAGAACAGCGCGAGGAAGTCGTCCTGGCCGGGACTGGCGGGCTGCTCTCCATGCTCACCGCCGCCACCGGGCTCAACTCCGAGCAGGCCAAGGTTCACGAGGCCGCCTTCGATGCCATCGCCGCCGCCGAGGGGCTCGTCATCTCCGCGATCTTCCAGGCCCAGCTCGACAAGCCGCACCTGCACCGCGAGTTCCCCGGCCAGAAGCAGGCGGCCTATTTCTCCCTGGCCGCCGTCGAGGAGGAGTCCCTGGACGCCCTCGGCGACCTGCTGACCAAGCTCGCCACCGCCGGGCTGGAGGCCGACGAAAACCAGATCTCCGAAAAGACCGGCCTGAAGCTGCGCCGCCGCGTGCTTCCCCCCGCGACCGGCTACCCGGTCCCCGGCGCCTCCCCCTTCGCCAACCGCGAACCCGGCGCGCTCGACCGCATCCGCGAGGAGCGCTTCCTCGTCCAGTCCGCCGCGCGCCTCACCGCCGCCGAGCAGCAGACGCTCGCTCCCCTGATCGAACGGGTCGTGCAGCTCCTGGAGCTGGAGGATGACGCCGCCTTCACCGCCGCCCTCGACCGGCTCCGCGAAGATCTGCCCGAGCTGGAGAAACAGGTGCTCGGGGATGAGGCGTCGCGCCCCCTGGAGTCCGCCTTCGAGGACATCCTCGCCACCGCCTTCGCCAACGGCGTTTCCGCCCGGGGGGACGCCAGCCCGAAAACGGCCCCTGAAACCGCCCGGGAGGGCGGGGACGGCGCCTGAGCCGTGTTCGCCCCCAAAACGCCCCCAGCGCCCCTCTGCAATGATCTGCAACGCCACCGAATAAACCACCCGATCCATGAATACACTCTCCGCTCCGTTTTTGAACCGATCCGAGGATTTTGACCCCTCCGACTGGTTCCACCTCGTCCCCTCCGGCGAGTTCCCCGTCTCCCGCCGCGAGAACGGCGTGCGCGTGCGTTACCAGCAGGTGGTGGACGCCGCCGCCCTCGACGCCATCGTGGCCGACTTCAACCGCAAGCGCTCGGAAAACCCCGCCTACCGGATGCTGATCGACTTCGACCACTTCTCCCACCAGGCGGACAAGCCCTCCGATGCCGCCTGCTGGGTGACGGACATGGAGGTGCGCCCCAACGGCGTGTGGGCCAAGGGCGAATGGTCCGACGAGGGCGCCGCCGCCATCAAAAACAAGCGCTACCGCTTCCTTTCCCCGGTCTGGTTCCCGGCCCAGACGCAGGCCCTCGGGAGCAACCGCTTCCGCCCGGTCGCCGTCAACGACGCCGGGCTCACCAACAAGCCCAACATGGGCGACGCGCTCCAGCCCTTCTGGAACCGCGCCGAAGACGACTTTACCACGGCGGCGGCACAACCGCCCGCCGCCGCCAACAACAACCCTGACACCACCATGGACGATAAACTCAAAACCGAACTGATCGCGCTGCTCGCCCTCGGGGCCGACGCCACCGACGAGCAGATCATCGCCGCCGTCAAGGCGCTGCAGACCAGCAGCGCGGACGCCGCCGCCAAAGCCGCCGAGGCCAGCCAGGCCACCGCTCAGGCCGAGGCCATCCAGAACCGCCTGGTCACGCTGGAGACCGCCCACAAGGCGCTGCTCTCCTCCCGCGTGGACGAGGAACTCAAGCGCCACGCGGACCTCATTCCCGAGGCCGACCTGCCCGCCTGGAAGAACCGCCTGGAGTCCGACTTCGACGGCACCTCCGGCCTGCTCGCCCGCCTCAAGCGCCCGGACGCCTACCAGCCGATGCACCGGGCCGGGAGCGCCGCCGCTGCCGCCGCTTCCCAGTCGCGGGGCGACCAGCCCTTCCTGAACCGCGTGAGCGAGTTCCAGAAGGCCGACACGACGCTCTCGCACAACGACGCCATCATCCGCGCCGCCCGCGAGCATCCCGATGAGTACGACCAGTACGTCGCCGGGCTGACCACCCGCGCCTGACCGCAACCCTCAAACTCCAAACTCTCCAACGCTCAAACGTCATTATGAAGACCACTTACCAGCTCGGCCCCGTCATCACCCTGACGGCGGCCAATATCGCCTCCTTGCTCGACAAGGAAAATCACCTGGTGGCCGTCGATACCAACGGTAAAGCCGTGCTGCTCTCTGGCAGCCTGGTCGCCGTCGGTGTCTTCGAGGGCCGCCTGACCCCGGACTCCGAAGACATCAGCGTGCGCCTGCTCTCCGGCGGCGGCACCCTCGTCGTGCGCCAGTCCGCCGCCGTCACGCCTGGCACCCGCGTGGCCGGGGTCGCCGCCAGCGCCACTGTCGCCCCGGCCGCTGCCGGGGACCGCTCGCTCGGTATCAAGCTCTCGCCTGCCTCCACCGGCGCGGCCGGAGACCTCATCGAGATCCTGCCGCTGGTCGAGACCCTCCCGGGCGCGTAAGCGCCCGCCTTCACCCGACAACCTTCCTTCTGTTATAGAGACTATGAAATCCAACGCAGTATTTAACCCGGTGTTGAGTGCGCTCTTCAACGGGTACTTCCTCAACCCGGCCGACTATGTCGGCCTGCAGATCGCCCCGATCTTCCGCACGGGCGAACAGTCCGCCGACTATCCCGTCTTCGGCCGGGAGAACTTCGTCAACCTGCCGACCCTGAAATCCCGCGCCCCCGGCACGCCCTTCCAGCGATCGGTGCCGTCGATCAGCGGCGACCAGTACGCCACGAAGAACTACGGGCACGAAACGCCGGTCGCCGACGAGACCCGTAAGAAGTACGCCAAGCAGATCGACGCCGACCAGGCCGCCATCAAGCGCAACGCGGATACGATCCTCATCAACCACGAGATCCGGGTACACACCCTGGTCAAGAGCGCTGCCGTCACGCATCGCGCCACGCCCTCGGCCAAGTGGGACAACTACTCGACCTCCGACCCGCTGGCCGACGTCAAGGCCGCCATGCGCGTAATCGACATCGAAGGCGGGCACGTGCCGTCCCTGCTCACGCTCTCCCAGGCCGTGGCCGACAAGCTCGCCCTGCACCCGAAGATCCGCGCCCTGTACCCGACCTACAATGGGCCGATCACCGAGGAGATGCTCCGCGTCGCCTTCGAGATCGAGCGCGTGGCCATCGCCCGGGCCAAGGTCAACACGGCGGCGGACGGGCAGGCCCTCTCCATCGGATACCTCTGGGGCGACGACGTCGTCCTCTCCGTCTCCAAGGATTCCCAGGATCTGGAAGAGCCCAATGCGGCCCGCACCTTCCTGTGGTCCGAGGAGAGTGGCGGCGACGCCGCCGGGTCCAAGATCGAGACCTACCGCGAAGACCCCATCAAGTCCGACGTCCACCGCTCCGAGCATCACACCGACGAGAAGCTCACCGGGCCGGACCTGATCTACCTGCTCGAGGACGTCCTCGCCTAACCGTTGGCCGCTCGCCCTGCCGCCGCTTCCCGGCGGCGGGCGACGGCACAACTCTCAAACTCTCAAACCTTCAAACGCTCAAACTACCTTCCTTATGAAAGTAAAAGTTCTCGCTCCCAACGGCCTGCCCGTCAGCGGCACCGTCCATCCCAAAGACACGGAATTCGACCTGCCCGCCGGGCCGGTCCTCGACGCCGCCCTGCGCTTCAAGCAGGTCGAGGAGGTGAAAGCCTCGAAGGAACCCGCCAAGAAGTAGCCGCCATGCCCGCCTGGACCGTCATCGAACTCGCTCACCTGGACACCGCCAAGGCCGCCGCCCTGGTAGAGGCCCTGCGCACGGCCGCGCTCGGTGACGACCAGGAAGACCCCCTGCCCGGTATCATCACCGACAGCGTTTTACGCATCCGTCAGGAGATCGCGGCGGGGGGTCGGGTGCGACTCTCGGCCACGCCCGGCTCCGTCCCGCCATCGCTCAAGCGGCTGGCCCTGCGCATGATCCTGCGCGAGGGGCAGAGCCGCCTCAACGCCGTGGGCGCCATGCCGCTCTCCGACGACGAGCGCAAGGAGTGGGACAAGGATGACCGCTACCTGGAGCGCATCGCCAAAGGGGAAATCACCCCCGAGGAGCCGGATGACCCCGAGCCCGCGCCCTCCGTGCAGGCCGTCGTCTTCCCGCCCATGATCGCCGCCGACGATCGCCGCTTTGGCCGCGCCTCCCAGGACGGCCTTTGATCCGCGCACCGCGCGGATTCAATGATTCCCCATTTATAAATTCAGAATTCCGAATCTCTACAAATCTTTCCCATGATCGAGTTCGTCCGCCCCCAGCCCTTTGCCGAAGCGCTCACCGCTTCGCGGGGCCGTGCGCTGCTGCCCACCTCCGGCGGCACGGCGGATCTGCAGCGTCTCGATCCGGGCCTGCGCGCCCGCGCCCGTTTCTCGGCCCGCGTGCGCAGTGCCGAGCACCTCTCCGTCTTGGACCGCAATGTCAACCGCATCCTGGAGGGCAAGCTCGACCCGGCGACGGCCCGCCTGCAGCTCAAGCAGTTCCTCGCCCGCACCGGCTACCAGCCCAAGCCGGGCACCGAGGGCGGCCTGAAGGACTTCTCCTCGCGCAAGCGTATTGATCTTCAACTACGCGTCAACGTGCGCCAGGCGCAGGGCTACGGCTGGGACCAGCAGGGGCAAGACCCTGTGCTGCTCGACGCCTTTCCCGCCCAGGAATTCGTCCGCGTGGAGGCCCGCCACACTCCGCGCACCGACTGGCCCGATCGCTGGAACGCCGCCCGCGCCCAGGCCGGGACCGCCGGGGCGACCGACTCGGGCACGGGCCGCATGGCCGCGCTCAAGAACCACCCGATCTGGCCGCTGCTGTCCGTCTTCGGCCAGCCCTGGGAACCCTTCGACTATGGCTCTGGCATGGGCCTGGAGGACATCCCCCGCCGTGAGGCCATGGCCCTCGGCCTCATCGATCGCGACACGCAGATCGCGCCCCGTCGCTCCGACCTCAACGCCGGGCTCCAGGCATCCCCGGACATCGCCAGCGCCCGCCTGCGCGAGGAGCTGGAAAAGAGCGGGGTGGGCCGCTTCGACGCCGACGGCGTCTTCCACTTCAACCCGGAGGTCGCTGATGCTTGAGATCACCATCCCCTCGATCGACACCTGGCCGCCGCTGTTGCGCCTGACGCGCGGGGTGACCGAGCCCTCCGTCAAGCTCGTCATGGGCCGGGCCATCGCCACCCTTATCCGCCGCCACCTGCGCCGTCTCGATGCCGAGCGGGCGAACAAGCTCGGCGGGCAGCGCACGCACTTTTACGCCCAGGCCGCCGCGTCCGTGCAGAACCCGCGCCCGCGCGGGTCCACCGGCGTCTCCGTGGCCATCAACCATATCGGCATCGCCCAGCGTTTCTTCGGCGGGGAGATCGTCCCGAAGCTCGCCCACTGGCTCTCCATCCCCGCCCGCTCCGAAGCCTACGGCACCCGTGCCCGCGAGCACGCGAACCTGGCCTTTGTCCTCATCCGGGGCCGCACTTCGGACTTTGGCGGCCCGCTCGCCATGCTCCAGGAGCCGGAGGGCGGCGTCTTCTTCTGGCTGGTCAAGCGTGTGGTCCAGCAGGCCGACCCGACCGTCCTCCCCACCAACGACAAACTCATGGCCGCCGCCCTGGACGCCGGGGAGGAATACGTCGGCCTCCTCCTCGAGCGTGCCGCCCTCTGACCCGGTTAAATTCGAAAAATTTATAAATTCTAAATTCTGAATCTCTACGAATCTTTCCCATGAGCGATCCCATTTACGAAGCCTTTCTCCAGGTGCAGGACACCGTCGCCGGACACATCCAGGCGATCGACTACCTGCACGGACACGAGGTCATCACGGAGCGCAAGGGAGACATCCCCGGCCGCATCAACACGGCCCTCTCCAAACTCGGCCTGTCCATCGTCGTGATGACGCCGGGGGCGAAGCTCCTGCGCCAGCTCAACAACCGCCATGTGTGGGAGCTGAAGATCGTGGTGGACGTGTGCGAATCCGCGCTGCTCAACCGCTCCAAGCACACCGGCAAGCCCGCGCTGGCTGCCGCCACCGCCATCGCCATGGGCATCGCGGGCAAGCCCAACGGCCTCCCGGCCTCGGAGGCCCAGCGCGGTGACGACTTCACCCTGCAGCTCGACCCGGAGATGCCCATCATGCTGATGCCCGACCTCAAGCAGCTCATCTACCACGTCACCGCCACCACCCACGTCTTTATCACCATCCCGGCCTGACCACGCCAGGCGTGAAATTCATAAAATTTATAAATTCCGAATTTTGAATCTCTACAAATTCCCCCGCTTTACCGTCCCGGCCTGACGCCGGGCGTATCAACCAACCAACACACAGTCACTATGCCATTACCAACCGCTCCCTTCGACGCCGCCAAGAGCATCTTCGCCGGGCTCAGCGTCATCCAGCTCGCCTTCGCGGCCACGCCCATCACCGGCGTCACTGCCACCACCGCCGGGGTCTTCACCAAGGCCGCCCACGGCCTCACGGACGGCATCCCGCTCCGCTTCGACTCCGGCTCCGGCGGCGAGGGCCTCACCGTCGGCGTCACCTACTACGTGCGCGACGCCGCCTCCGGCACCTTCAAGCTCGCGGCCACGCCCGGCGGTGTCGCCCTCACCCTGACCACGGCCCTGACTGCCGCCACCTTCTCGGCCGCCGCCGTCTTCGAGGCCAAGAAGATCGACTCCAAGCTCTCCGAGGAAAAGAAGCACCTGGAGATGCCGGATGCGAAGGGCGTTCTGCGGAAGGCCCGCACCGTCGTCACCAAGTCCGACGAGAGCTTCGTCTTCGAGGTGCCCGAGGTGAAGCGCCTGCTCGACATCTTCGGCGGCTCGCTCGCGGGCAGCGTCAAGGTGGCCGTCACCATCTGGATTCCCGACCCCGACGACGCCACCGGCAAGGTCGCCCTCAAGTCCGAGGACAACTTCGCGGCCACCATCTCCCGCGAGGGCGACGTCTCCTTCGGCGGCTCCGAGTTCTCCCAGGCCAACATCCTGATCGAGTCCAACAAGCTGGGCGCGGTCACCTGGACCCCCGACGCCACCGTCTAACCGCGCCAGGCGCGGATTCACTGATTCGTAAATTCATCCATTCATAAATTCGATCATGAGCATAAAACAGAAAATCCAAACCGTGGAGCTGACGGACGGCCGCCGTATCGAGGTGCGCCGCCTCAAGTGGAAGGCCGCCCGGGCCTTCCTCGGCCAGCTCGGCGGCGTCCTCACCGGCCTCTACAAGGGGATCGGCAAGGACGGCAAGCCCGCCCTGGACGCGGCCCTGGCCACGATGGCCGACGGCCTGCCCGAGCTGATCAGCGGCAGCGACGAGCTGATCGTCAGCCTGGTCACCGGCGCCACCGCGCTCAAGGCCGAGGAGTTCGGCGAGCTGGACGCCCTGGAGGCCAGCGAGATTCTCGCCGCCGCCATCGCCGTCAACCTCGACGCCGACCTAAAAAACTGCTGGGCCGCAATCGGCGCTACGATCGCCGGGCTGATTCCGGCCCAAAGTCTCCCCACCGGCAAAGCGGCCCCGACCCCGACGTCATAATGGCCCGCCTCTACGTGTGGCTGATCGATGCCGGTTTCACCGCCGAGTACCTCGACAACTGCACGCTGCTCGACCTCGACCTCTTCGCCGCCCAGGTCAACGAGCTGAGGAAATCCAACCGGGGCCGTCCGCGCCTTTAAGCGCGGCGGCCCTGCGCGGCCCGCCAAAGGGCGCGCACACCATCACAGACCAACCCGAACGCCACCAGCGCAACCGCGCTCCCGGCCAGCCACAGCAGGCTGGAGGGCAGGCTCAGGATCAGCGCCGCCGCCAGCACCAGCAGGGGCACGATCAGGGGCAGCAGTAACAGTCCGGCAAACATATGAACAATTTACTCCAGGTCATTCTCGACTTCAAGGCCAATCTGGACGGCCTCGACCGCTTCGTGTCCGCCTACAAGGCCCGCATGGAGCAGGTGGAGGCGTTCAATGCCCGCATCCAGAACGGCGAGGCCGCCCTGCGCGGGATGCTCACGAAGCTCTCCGGCGTGCTCGGGGTCGCCGCCCTCTACCGCTACACCCAGGAGGCCCGCGCCGCCGAGGAGGCCCAGAACGAGCTGACCCAGGCCCTGCGCCGCACCGGGCAGGTGCAGTACCGCGACCAGCTCCTGGCCCAGGCCGACGCCCTGGAGGAAGTCACGAAGTTCACCGCCGAGCAGGTCCAGGCCGTCCAGCGGATCGCCCTGGGCTTCGGCCTGTCCGCCGCGCAGGCCGAGGCCGCCGCCGAGCCCATCCTGGACTGGGCACAGCAGCACCGCCAGGCCGGGGATGCCGCCGCCCAGTTCTTCGGCGAGCAGCTCGCCTCCGGACGCGAGGAACTCGCCCGCTACGGCATCGAGCTGGACCAGAGCAAGGACCGCGTCAGCGCCTTGATTGAAGCCTTCCAGAAGACCTCCGGCGGGGCCGCCCGCGCCGCCGTCGTCAATAAGGAGGAACATCAGCTCCTCGTCCAGTACGGTCGCGAGACGGAGAAGCTCGGCATTTACGCCCGCCGGGCCGCGTTGCCTTTTATCAAGGCTCTGATCCCCGCGTTGCAGCAGACGGTCACTTATGTAGGTGAGCTGATGACGCGCATCCAGCCGCTTTTGCCAGCGCTCGCCGCCGTCACTCCCGATGTGCTCAAGATGGTCCTGGCCTGGGGCGCGCTCGCTGGCTCCATGACCCTGGTCAAAATGGCGGTCAACCCGCTGCGCAGTGCCTTCGTCTTGCTGACCGGGACCACGATCACCCAGTACGGTCGCGCCCTCACCGCTACTATCGTTAAGCATGGCCTCTTGCGTGGCACCTTTGGAGCACTCACCGCCCAATTGACCAGCTTCGCCGGGGTGCTGCGCCTGGTCGCGGTCGGGGCTCTCGGCTACGTCGCCTTCCAGGTCGGCTGGCTCCTCGGTTCCATGATCGGTGAGATTGAGGCCGGGGGTGCTCGCATCAAGGACTGGGCTGCCGCCATGATCGGCGAGATTCTCGCCTGGGGCGTCGAATTCGGGGCCGGGTTCGAAAAGACCTGGAATTTCGTCAAGTACGTCTTCTCCAACTCGATCACCGCCCTGCAGACCGTCGTCCTGGAGTTCCTGGTCTGGGTCGCCGAGAAGTTCGACAACAAGCTCGGGCGCAAGCTCGGTTTCGAGATCGACGCTACCGGCCTGAAGGAGTCCCTTGCCCAGGCGAAAAAGGAGCTGGCCGACGCTGCCGATAAGCTGCAGGCCGACAATAACCTCGTGGACGCCCGCGCCACGCGCGATGCTGCCTCTTACCGCGAGGCAGGAATGTCACTTCTGGAGGAGGGGCAGCGCGAAGTTGCGAAGCGGAAAGCCGATGCGACTGGGGCCGATGCGGGCGCGAATATAGGGCAGTTTAACCCCCAGGCGTTGGAGGCCCAATTGCAGAAAGCCGAAGCCGACCGCAAAGCGGCGGAGGAAGCCCAGCTCGAGCGCAAGCGCAAGATCTACGCGGAAGAGACCCAGGCGCAGCAACTGGAGGCGGACGGGGACCAGGAGGCGGCTGACGCCATCCGTCGCCGTCTGCGCGAGATGGAGGCCGAGGCGGACCTGGGCAAGGAGGCCCGCGACCTCATCCAGGAGCGGCTCGACCTGGAGGATCGCCTCACCCAGGAGAAGCGCGAGCAGCAGAAAACCGCCGACGCGCAGGCCCTGCTGGAGAAGCAGCTCAACCGCCTGCAGTCCGAGCGACAGCTGGCCGAGCTGCGCCACGACCGCACGACCGCCGTGCGCATCCTGGAGCAGGAGCAGGTCTTGATCGGGCAGATCATCGAGGGCTACCAGTTGGCGGCGGCAGCGGCCAGCACGCCCCTGGAGCAGGCCGAGGCGCTGGCGCAGATCGCCCAGTGGCAGCAGTTCCTCGAAGACCTGCGCACCGGCGCGGGCGCGTCCAAGTTCTCCCAGTCCCAGCAGAACTACCAGGCCCTCGACGATCCGATCCAGCACTACCAGTCCATGGCGGACGGGGCGCGGGGCGGCATTTTCGAATACCTCGCGCAGGTCGGCACGACCGCCGACCAGGTGGCCGAGGGCATCAAGCGCACGCTCGGCCAGGCTGTCTCCAGCATCACGGACGGCATCACCGGATGGATCGACGGCACGCTCAGCTTCGGGGACGCCGCCGCGCAGATCGGGCGGGGCATCCTCGACGCCATGCTGCGCACGGTCGTGGAAATGGGCGTGCAGTGGCTCGTCAACAAGGCCCTCGTGCTCACCGGCATGACCGCGATTGAGACCGCCGCCGACGCCAACCGCGTGGCCCGCGTGGCCAAGGAAAACGCCGCCGAGGCCGCCACGCTCCCGGCCAAGACGGCGGGGGCCGTTGCCTCTGGCATCAGCAGCTATGGGGTGGCCATCGCCTTCGGGGCTGTCGCCCTGGCCGCCATCCTCGCCGCCTTCGGCGCCTTCGAGACCGGGGGCATCGTGCACGGGGGCGAGCAGCTCATCCGCGTGAATGAGAAGGGCACCGAGGCGGTGCTCAACAACCGCGCTTATCGCACCTTTGGCGAAACCTTTATCGCGGGCCTCAACAACGGCCAGCTCCTGCTCGACGCGCTTTCGCCGGACATCACCGGCGCGCTCACCACGCCCGCCGTCCCCGGCGCGTCCGCCGCCCCGGCTCCCGGCTCACCCGCCGGGACGCAGGCCGTCAACGTGGCGATCCTCGACCGGGCAGGCAACGCCCGCGCCTGGCTCGAATCCTCCGAGGGGTCGCGCTTCCTGTATGACAAAGTCAAAGGCGTCATGAAAGACGTGTCCTGAGTCCATTCTTACGCATTTACGAATTTCCCGCTTCATGCTTTATCCTGTCACCCTCTCCGGCACCGATTGCCTGCTGCTGACCGCCCGGCCGGACTGGTCCGCCTCCGTGGCGGGCGAGTTCACGGCCCGCACGGCCAGCGACGCGGGGCTGTCCTCGCGCCAGCACCGCCGCCGCCTGGCCCGTGAAACCGTGCTGCGCCTCTCCTGGTCCGCGTGGCTGGACGGCCCCGACCACGCCGCCATGCGTGCCGCCCTGCACGCCTACGCCAACGAGCCCCTGCTCGTGCCCTTCTGGCCGGGCGAGACCGCCCTGGAAGATCTCGCCGCCTCGCCCTGGGGCGGCGGCCTGCGCGTCTTTTACGAGCCGGACTGGGCCTCCTGGGAAGTGGCGCCATCCACTCAGGCCGAGCCCTTTGGCTTTGCCGCCAGCGCGGAGTGTCGGGTGGCTCCGCTGCTGTGGACGCGCTGGGACAAGCTGCCCGCGCCGCCGGAAGCGGTCACCGCCCGGGGAGCGATGTACACCTTTACCGTGGTCGAGAACGGCGCGGCTGACACCGCCCTGCGCGCGGAGGCGACCCTGGCCAACGGCCCGTCGCTGGGCAGCCTCACCCCGCGCCTGCTGGACCTGTTCCCGGACTGGGGCGGCGCCGTCGCCTCGGGCGGGGTGGACCTGCGCATCGCCCGGGACCGCGTCGGCTACGGCCGGGCCGAGGTGGAGTATTTCGTGCCGCACACTCCGGCCCGGCGCGTGAAGGCGTCCTTCACGCCGATCGGGGAGGAGACCGCCCGGCTCGTGGCGCTCTTCCAGGACCGGGGCGGCAGTGCCGGGCCGGTCTGGACGCCGGGCCAGTGGCACGCCACCACGCTGGCCCTGGCCGCCTCGTCCGGCTCCTCCCTAATCACGGTGGACGAAGCCGCCGCGCTGGCCGACGAGGCCGCCCTCTGGCTCTCGGACGGGACCGCCTTCGCCGCCCGGCGCATCACCGCCCGCGCGGGCAATGTCCTCACCCTCAACGCGACCCCCGGTGTCTTCCCGGCCGGGACGCCGGTCGTGCCGCTGTGGCTGTGCCGCTTCGCCGGGGACACCCTGCGCGTGCAGTGGACCACGCCCGCCGTGGCCGCCGCCTCCCTCGAGCTGGTCGAGCTGCCCGCCGAGACCGAGGCCCCCGCCGGGGAAACGCCCGGCTCCACCCTGGGTGACCTCGGCACCGCCTGGTGGGGCTACCTGGTCAGCGACGGGGTTGCCACCTGGCGCTTCACCTCGCACGACGCCGCGATCGACGCCGGGGCGCTGGGCCTTTTCGAACCGCGCCCGATCGACCACGGCGACATCGTCAGCGAGCTGAACCTCGCCCGTCACGATGTGACCCTGACGGCGGGGGCCTGGGACGGCTCACCCTTCGAGCGCTGGCGCACCGACCGCACCGCCCCCCGGCTCTCCGTGAAGATCTACGAGGGCAAGACCACTGCCGCCTCCTCGGCCAAGCTCATCTATACCGGCACGGCGCGCACGGCCACCTACACCGGCGCGACCGCCCGTGTGCCGGTGCGCGGCCCCGCCTCGGCCTTCGACCTCAAGGGGCCGGTGGCCGTCGTCTCCCAGCGCTGCTGGGCGCCCTTCGGTGGCGGCATGTGCGGGGTGGACGTGAACGCGCTCTCGACCGAGGCCGACCTGGCCGAGGCGGGCGCGGACGGGCGGCTGCACTTTGTGGCGAGCGGGACCAGTTCCTGGCCGGTCCGTCCGCGCGACTACTACCGGCACGGCTACCTGGAACGCGCCCAGGCGGACGGCACCCTGCGCCGGGTGCGTATCGCCGCCTCCGAGCCGGTGCGCGATGATTCCCTCCCGCCCCTGGGCACGCTCGACCCGGCGACTGCCGCCTGGCAGGCCGAGGTGCTGGCCAACGGCGGCACCCTCGGCGACGACACGCTGGCCTACTGCAACCACTTCGCCACCTCCCTCCGCGCCTGCGCGGCCTGGAGCAAGATCATTTATCTGAACCCCTTTCTCGGCACGAACCTTGCCGCCGCCTGCACCCCGCTGCTCAACCGCCTCGGCTGGCCCCGGCCCACCACGCAGAACCTTGATGACGGAGACGTCGGGGACGCCCTGGGGCTTCGTGCCCTCAGCGGGCCTTGGCGCGTCATGCAGATCTCCATCCCCTCCGGGTCTAGACCCAGCAATGCCGGGCTGGGGGCATGGGTGATCGAGGGGGACTATACCGCCTTCGGCAATGGCTCCACGGTCTATTTGTCACCCCGTGCGCAATATTTATTCCAGAACAACGCCAACAAGGTGAATGGCACATTACCGGCAGGCTGGTCCCATCTTTCTCATTGGTTCGGGCAGGGCGACCTGACCGGCTCATATACCAGCCTGTACCGCAACGGGCAAATCCTGGCCAGCGCTCCCCACACTACGGACTACGATTCTGGCCAATACTTAAACCCCTATTATGTGGCAGGCGCGGGCACGGTCGGGGTGCCCTGGAGACTCGGCATCTCCTATATGACCAGTGGCGGCCTGAGCGCGATCGAAGCGGCCGAGCTGCACGATGTCATCGAGGCCACCCTGATGGTGCCGACCGGCCGCATCGGCTCGATCGATCTGCGCCTGGTTCTGACCCCGGCCACGCGCGTGGCCACGCTGCCCACCGTCTTTCCCGCCGCCGGGTGGCGTGTTGTGCCCGGCTGCGACAAATCCTTCAGCTCCTGTGAGCGGTACGCCAACCGGCACCGCTTCCGGGGCTTTCCCCACCTGCCTAAGACCAACCCTGCCCTGGTCCCCGTGCGCCAGGACACCTCATCCGCCTCCAAGAAATGACCGCGCAAGCTTACTTCTCCACGTCGGAACGTATCGACAAACTCAATACAGTCGCCCGCGCCTGGCTCGGCACGCCCTATGTGCAGAACGGGGCGGTCAAGGGCTGCGGGGCGAGCTGCCACATGCTGGCCGCCGCCGTGCTGCAGGAGGCGGGCGTGGACATGGCCGATGTGCCCGAGCGCGGCACGCTCGGGCGCCGCTGGTTCGCCCAGGCGATGGAGGCGTGGTTCGTCAACCGGCCCGATCGCTTCCTGCCGGTCAACCCCGGCGCGGAGCTGATGCCCGGTGACCTGCTGCTGTGCGATCTCGGGGTCGGCCACATCGCGCTGTACCTGGGCGGGGAGAATCGCGCCGCGCTGCAGGTGCTCCTGCGCGCGGACACGCACCTGGCCAGCCTGGACGATCCCGCCGCGCGGGCCAAGGTCTGCGCCGTCTTTCGCCCGCTGGACAAGGAGGCCGCCGATGGGCAGTAAGCGCAACGACCAGACCCCCGCGCCCTCGCGCACGGAAACCGTCTCGGCCTACGACGAAGCCTTCGCGGTGTCCGAGGATGGCCGCCCGGTCCCCATGGGCCGGGGGAAGTTCAAGACCGCCGGACGCTTCGTCATCTGCCCCTTCTACGGGCAGCGCGTCTGGTATGAACCCACGAGCGGAGGCAAAAAGTAATGGGCGCCGGGAAAAGCTACTCCAGCGGTCGGCCGCACTACAATGCCACCATCGCCTGCGTGATCGCCGAGGGGCCGCTTTACGGCCTGCAGGCCATCCTCCTCAACGGTGAGGCCGTATGGGAAGGCCCCGCCCTGCGCGGCACCTCCACCGGCCCGCTGGTCATCAACACCGCCTACGGGCTGCTGCGCATTTACTGGGGGACGGACAACCAGCCCGCCGACCCCACGCTCAACCAGTACGCTTATCATCCGCCTTATCCGGGGATCGCCTATTGCGTCTTCGTGGACTTCGACCACGGCTCGGCCACCAACGCCTACAACGCGGAGTTCATCTGCCTGAAGGCACCCGCGCAGAGCGTCGTCACTGGCACGGCCGCCTCCAGCTCCCTGGACCAATGCCGCACCTGCAATGCCGCCGTCTTCGCCGCCGAGGTCATCACCTCGGAACGCTGGCTGGGCCGCCCGGCGGGTGAGCTGGACACGGCCAGCTTCCAGGCGGTGGCCGACGCCCTCCAGGCCGAGCAGGTCGCGGGTGCCCCGGCCGGGCGCTCGATCGCGGCGGTCTCGCCGCTCATCACAGACGCCACGGAGACCCGCTCCCTGCTCAGCGACCTGCTCTCGCCCCTGGGCGCGTGGCTGCGGGTGCGCCCGGATGGGCTCATCCAAGCCGGGCGCTGGCCCCGCGACGCCGAGGCCCTCGCCGTGCCGGAGCTGACCCTGGACGATTTGTCGGAGACGCCGGTGGTTGCCTTCGAGGATGAGGAGGATGCGCCCAACTCGCTCGCGGTCGAGTTCACGGACTCCGAGGCCCTGCACAAGGGCGCCTCGCTCACGGTGGACGACGCGGGCGCCATCGCCGAGCAGGGCGTGCTGCGCCGCACCACGATCAAGCGTCCCTGGCTCATCACCGCCGACCAGGCGATCCGCGCCGGGCTGGACGAGCTGGCCCGCGCCGGACGCGTGGCGTCTTGGTCGGGCGAGGTTCGCTTCCCCCGCGCACTCGACGGCAGCGGGAACCTGATCGCCCCGGGTGACCTGCGGCGTGTGCCCGTGGGCGTGCCCGGCTCGACCGACACCGCGATCCTGCGCGTGCTCAAGGTGACCCGCCCCCGGGACGCCACCGGGGGCGTTGCCATCGAGGGCGAGCTGGACCCCGGCTACCGTGAGCTGGAAACCGCCGCCGCCGTGGAAGCCTCCGGCTCCGGCTCGACCGGCGCGGTGCCCCCGGTCATGTGGTCGCGGGTGCTGGCGCTCCCGTCTCAGGCGATCGCAGAGCCGCCGCCGGTCGTCGCGCTGGCCGCCCGGCCGCACGACCTGGCCATTGGCCTGGAGGTCGGCTATGACAGTGCGGCGGCCGGAGACTTCCCCCCGGTCGGGCGGCAGGCCGGGTTCGCCCTGCCGGTGCGCCTGGCCGCCTCGTTTTCCTCCTCCGCCACCACCGTGCGCCTACGCCTGCTCGACGCGGTGGACGGGGCCAACCCGCGCCGCGACGAGGTTCACCTGCGCGGCTGGAGCGGGGGCGCCACCGAAGGACGCAATGACGAGCTGCTCGTGGTTCTGCTCAGAACAGACGGCTCCGGCGGCATCGCCCGCCGCGACGACGCGCCCGAGCTGGAGCAAGTCGAGGTCATCTCCATCGCCTCCGCGCCCTCCCTGGTCTCGACCGACACCTTCCAGGCGAACGTGCTGCGTGGCCGCCTCGGCACCGCCGCTCTGGCGTGGAACACCGGCACCTTTCCCCTGGAATGGGCGGACGTGGAGGGCTGGGTCATCCCGCGCTACCTGATGACGCAGCTGGCGCACAACGACTTCGCGGGAATGCTCGCCACTGGCACCCCCGGTTACTTCCGACTGACCGCCTATACGGCGCGTGTCTTCTACGCGGCAGCCGCCGCCTGGGAGGAGCGCACCCGCCGCGCCTCCGCCGAGCTGGCCCTGGCCGAGTTCGCGGCCCAGCCCGCCGAGGACACGCACGTACCCCAGGTCGCCTATGCGATCCCGGCCGGGCTCAACAACGCCCCGCGCATCGAGTGGATCGCGCCCGCCAGCTTCCCGGCCACGGCCACCGGCGGCGACCTCGCTGTCCAGGTGCGCTGGATCGACAGCACCGGCGACCTCTCCGAGGTGCTCCTGGCGATCGTCAAGGCGGACGGCACCGGCTACGCCGAGGTGCTGCGCCAGAGCCTGTCGCCCCGCGCTTCCCATGAGTGGAGCGGCACCGTCAATTTCCCGTCCACCGGCACGTGGACCTTGTCCGCCGTCGGCACAGACGGCACCGGCCAGACCGGCCGCAGTGATCAAACCGTCACCCGTTAACGCACCATGCAAACCGTCACACCCTCCCTTCACCGCCTGCGGCTCGACAAGAGCCGCCCGTACCAGACCCGTCCGATCCTGTACCTCTGGCGCGGGAGCACCCTGCGCGTGCAGCTCGGCCTCGCCGACGGCGCGGCCCTGCTCTCGGTCGCCAACCTGGCCTCGCTCACCTACGAGATCAAGCCCTACGAGGGCAAGAACCCGCCCACGGAAAACACCCCGCCCCTGTATGCGCGCACGGTGGACGTGTTTGACGACACGTTGACCGAGGATACCTGGGACTCTGGGGCGAAGCAGCACGTCGCCTTTGACCTGGACAAGGCCGCGACGCAGTTCCCCGCGAACACGTACCGGCTGATCATCTCCGCTCTCACGATCGACAACCCCAGCCAGTTGGTCACCTTCCTCGTCACGGACATGCAGGTGCGCGAGGACGGCGGCGGGCTCGCCTCGGTCATGGAGCAGACCCCTGATGTCAACTACTACACGGCCGCGCAGACCGACGCGCAGATCCAGCACGCGGGCCAGACTCTACGCGACGAGGCCGCCGAGTTGCTCGCGCAGACTCAGGAGGCCGCCGAGGGGATCGACGCGGCCGGGGCTGCCGCCGATCGCGCCGAGGCCGCCGCCACCGCCACCGATGAAGACCGCACGGCGGTGACCGGGATGCTGACCGAAGTCGAGGGCAAGCGTCAGGAGGTCGCCACGAACACCGCCGCCGTCGCGGGCGACAAGACCGCCGTCGAAGGGATCGCCGCCGAGATCGAGACCAAGCGCCAGGAGGTCGCGGCCAATACCGCCACCGTGGCCGGGGATAAGACTGCTGTGGGCGGGATGCTCACCGAGGTCGAGGGGAAGCGCCAGGAGGTGGCCACCAACACCGCCGCCGTCGCCGCCGACAAGACCGCTGTCGAAGGAACCGCTGCCGAGATCGAGACCAAACGTCAGGAGGTCGCGGCCAACACCGTCACCGTGGCGGGGGACAAGACCGCTGTGGCCGGGATGCTCACCGAGGTTGAGGGCAAGCGCCAGGAGGTCGCCGACAACACCGCCACCGTCGCCGCCGACAAGGACGCGGCCGCGCTCTCGGCCGCCAACGCCGAGGCCGCCCGCCTGGCTACGGAAGCGGGCCTGGCTGACTTCGCCCAGCGGTACCTCGGCCCCTACGCCGAGGCCCCCGCCGCCCCGGCAGAAGGCTTCCCTCTGTACTACAATACCACCACCGGCAAGCTCCAGGTCTGGTCCGGGTCCGCCTGGGCCTCGCCGATCGAGGGCATGGCCCAGGCGGAAGCCGATGTCCGCTATGCCCTCAAGGCCGAGGCCGCGAAGACCTTTGGTCCGGCCCTCTACCTGGACGGCACGAGCGGCTACGTGGCCACCCCTTCTGCGCTGCGGCAGGTCTTTGCGGGCAGCAGCACGCTCGCCGTGCGCGTGCGGCTCACCGGCGATTTACCCGGCAAAGACGGTGCGCTATTCGGGACCTCTCGGGCATTGGGCACCCATCGGTACATGCTCAAGATTTACACGTCCGGGCTGGGACGGTTGTTCTGGGGCGACGCGACCACAGGCAATCAGCTCGACCTCCTCGGCTTTGCCGCCGGATGGGGACGCCGGAGCACCTGGGTCGTGCCCGTCCATGACGCCACGGCGCACACTCTCACCCTTTATCGCGACGGCGTCGCCTTTGGCGCGCCCATCTCCATCAGCGATTTAAGCGGTAATGACTTTCTGCCCATGTTCCTCGGCGCGGTCCAAAATGACGGCACGACCGGCGATTTCAGCGCGCTGTACCTGGAGGGAGCCACCGTCTTCAACCGCGTCTTGTCCGCCTCCGAGGTCGCTGCCCGTTTCGGCCCGTCGCCGACAGCGCCCGCCGTCCCGGCTGATGACCGGTGGGGGCAGCCGGGAGCCATTGACATTAACGGAGACTTTGAGATCAACGACGGGATCGCTCCGACCGGCTGGTACTATATCCAAATTGGAAGTTCCACGGTCACGCTGGATGCGGATGCCCATAGCGGCACCGCCTCTGTTAAATTCACAATAGACGCATCCAACTCCGTTGTCGAGTTGGACCGCAACAACGTCTTTACTGTCGGCCAAAAGTATCGCGTCAGCCTCTGGGCAAAGGGCACGGTCGGTGCCACTCTCGACTTGAACCCCGGTCCGTCCTTTGTTATTACGAGCGAAGAGTGGACCCTGTATAGTACGGAGTTTGTGGCCACCGATACCAAGTTCCAGCTCAAGCGAGCCGGATTCGCTGCCAGTTTCGTCATGTGGATAGACGACATTGTCGTCGAAAGAATCGGCGCGATTGCCTCCTACGCCGTCTCTCAAGATTCCCGTACTGGTTACCAACTCCGCGATACCAGCCCCGACGCCCGTCACTGCCTGCTCTCGGCCACCGGGGGAACCTGGGTGGAGGCGGGCACACGCGGGGCACTCACGCTTTCGGGTTTCGCCGCCGACGCCTGGTTGGGCGGCTCCGCGCGAGCACTCCTTCCGGCTGGCTACCGCATCGCGGAGATCATCGCCACCGAGACGGCAGGAGTGGCCGTGAACAATCTCGCCCTCGGCACCACCGCCAACGGGACCGACCTAGTATCCAGTTTTTCACTACTGGCAGGCGAGACAAAGTCACTCACCGTGGCCGCCCCCGCCGCTGCCAAGAGCGCGGCCAAGCCCATTCACATCAACGACGCCCCCGGCGGCCCCTGGGGCGGGGTGAACGTATCGCTCACCTTCATTCTGGAGAAGTTCTAACCGTACCGTCTCAACAACTCTCAAACGCTCAAACCTTCAAACTCTCAAACTTCCATGAATCCTTACCTAGACATCATTGATCTCGCAGGCTCCTACAACGGCGCGCCCGTCCAGCTCGGCTGGCGCGGCGGCATCCTCGGGGACTACCTGCTGGGCGACCTGCTGGCCGCTGATGGGGAGACGGTCATTCAGGCGGGCGTTACCGCCAAGACCGACCTCATCAACACCGCTGCCGACCTTACGGTCGAAAACGTCCGCGCCTCTTATCAGGCTGAATTGGGCATAACCGCTATCGAATAAGCCATGCCTTCGCCTAAAATTAACCAGCCGGTGTTACCGGCATTCCCACACCCCGGTGGCAAACGCCGCCTGCTGAAGCATATCCTGCCGTGTATCCCGGCCCATCGCGTTTATGTGGAGCCTTTCGCCGGTGCGGCCGCAGTCCTCCTGGCCAAGGCGTGCGCCAAGTGCGAGGTGATTAACGACGTGGACGGGGACATGGTGACCTTTTACCGATACGTTCGCTGGCACAAGGAAGCCCTCCTGGCCGAACTGGCCGCCTGGCCGGGCAACAGCCGCCGGAATTTTACCGACCTGCTTGCCAACCCGGGCTTTACCGATTTGCAGCGCGCCTGCCGCTGGTACTGGCTGAAGGTGACCTCATTCGGTGCCCAGGGAGCCACCTGGGGCCGCGACCGGAAGGCTTACCATGGCTTTGATCCTGCCCGGCACGGCCGGTTGATCGCCCGCCTGGCCCGTCGCCTGCAGACCGTGCAAATCGAGTGCCGGGACTGGGAGGAGGTCGTTACCTTCTACGACAGCCCGGATACCTTCGTTTTCCTCGACCCCCCGTACATCGAGTGTGGGAAGACGGCCTACCGCCCGTTCACCGTCGAGGACATGACCCGCGTCCGGCTGCGCCTGGACAAGCTCCAGGGAACCTGGCTGCTCACTTGCGACGACTCCCCGGCCTGTCGGGAGGTGTTCGCGGGCCTGCCGTACCGGGAGATGTCCATCCGCTACAGCCTGAATAAGAACTCATCAGCCAAGGTCTCCGGCGAACTGCTCATCTTGCACCCGGCCCTGGCGAACCCCACTGACCGAAAACTACCCCAGTCGGCTTCCACCCGGATTGGTCTTGCGGCTTGA